AGAATTATCTCTGGAGACGAAGAGTTGCTACCTTCGATCTCACGGAAAACCTGCTTTAGCTAAGAGGTGATCCGCGGATAGATGGGAATCAACCCAATCATCCACTCCCCATAAGGAAAGAACTTGTTGACATCATGGGCACCGTTAAATCTCGAAAGATAAGAACGTACTCCGAACGGTTGCATAGCAACTCCACTGTTGATTCAGCTGGAGTCTATCATCCGCCAGGGTTCAATCAAATCTTCGAGGCCGGTGGCTATGAAAAGGTCATCAGCGAAGGACACATCTGGCCACCGCCTAAGGCGTTGACCAGAGCGTGGCCCGGTATTGACGTTGGAGGACAATTTGATGTCTTCCGTGACGTTACTACCGTTTCCCCGGCACATACCAATGGTACGTTCCGGAGTGGCAATTTTAGTTGGGACTTCACAGGATCATTGATCCCGTTGTTCACACCTAGTTTGCCATCCTCTCCTTCCTATCCGATCGGAGCGTCAGAATCATCGATTCTGGCGCAAGGAACGCTAGGTTGGAACAGGAGAAAGCCAACCCGCCCCCTTGGGGGATTGGGCCAAGCTATCGCTGAGCTCCATGACCTTCCTAAACTCCCTGGATTGTTAAAGATGAAGGACGCTGCTCGCTTAATGCATAAGGAGCATCGTTCCAGATTCTCTAACATGTCTAGACACAAGGGCGGGGTAGGAAACTACCTCGGTTCCGAGTATCTAAACTGGGCGTTTGGTTGGTTACCTTTGGTAAAGGACATAAAGGACTTGGCAGATAATGTCAAGAACCTTCAGCCCCATCTGGCGCAGCTTATCCGTGATAACGGACAGCCAGTCAGACGCAAAGGTAAAGTCAACAAAACCACGAGTACTTCGGTGTTAACGCGAACGCCTTCTACGGCGCTAGCTTTTCCATCGTTGGACTCGCGACTTATCGAGGCACCATTCACATCAGTGAAGACGACGACGGTGAGCCAAGAATATTGGTTCTCTGGTCGCTTCCGCTATTATCTGCATCCTAAGGGAGCCCAATGGGCTCTTGATAAGATTCAGATACCTAGTCGTGAAGATTACCAGTTGAGTCGAATCCTATTCGGAATCGACTTTACCGATCTACATCTTTACTATGAGTTGATGCCTTGGTCCTGGTTAGTCGACTGGGTGGTCCCAGTGGGACAAATCATTGACAATCTTGTCAATGACTCAGCCGATAACCTGGTGGCGGATTACGCCTACATTATGGCTCATTTGAGTCAGAATGATCAGGAGGTAACCCAGGGGAAGCTCGTTGGAGGTCCCCCGTTTAGCTGCTCTTATAGTCGCCTTACGGAGACTAAACAGAGACGCTATGCCAGTCCTTATGGTTTTGGCGTGTCTTTGACGGCCCTTAGGCCGGCTCAGCTCGCCATCCTAGCGGCTCTCGGTTTAACCCGGAGTCACTAGTCCACTCTTTTGTGTTAACTAATCAAGGAATCGTGCCATGCTGGCAGACCCTCAATCAGTGACTATCAATAGCGTTGCAAATACTTTGCCCGCTATTTCCCGCAGCAACAACGCTAGCGTCTACCGAAAGGACGACGCTACCGTTGCTATGTCTATTTCCCACCAATACGGGAAACGGACTCGCCGGACCGCGCGACTGGATTTTTCCAAGATCGTTGCGGACCCCCTTGTGCCGGCTCAAAACCAAAAGGTTTCGATGTCGGCCTACCTCGTCGTCGATCATCCCATCACTGGGCTGACCGTGACGGAGCAGAAGCAGATCGTGGACGCCCTTGTGGCGTACCTCGCTGCTACCTCGGGTGCGGTTGTCACCAAGATTCTCGGTGGTGAATCCTAACATGTCCGTTGTTGACGAAAGTCAGACGGAGATGCCGGCTCATCCAATCGAGTATCAAGTGGCATCGCTTCTACTGACAACGGCCCTCACCCTTTTCGGGTATTGGCTTCGTCGGAAGAAGTAACACTGAGTGGGTCGCACATGGCTATGGATCTTTGACCCCCAACCATTAGGTGGAGGCATTGATGAAAAGCCAGATGCGATTACTTGAGTGTGTTCTAGCTGATGCTGGAACATGGTGTAGCACTAGCACCACCCGCGATTTTAACACGATCGCGAGACGTGTCGAACACGAAGGTATATCGTTTATCACGATTACCCTGCCTGCCTTCTGTCAAGAGTTCGAAAGAGCTCTTGCCACGGGCAGCGTAGACTCGTCTTTCTTTCTTGGTTTCAAGAAGAAAGGAGCGCTCCCTGTATTTCTACAAGGTTTGCTCAGTCTTGTGTTCGATACTGGTACGGGTGTTGTTCTCGAGGATGCGAGTCCCCTTGCGGTTCATGCAGTCCGACAGGTCTGCTTGATCAACAAGAAACTCCTCCTTGATTGTTCAGATGAACGAATAAGGAGAAGCTATGACTCGTACCTCGAGACAGACGGATCCGTCCGTGCTTTCGAAGAATCACTTGCAGCTTTCTGGACTTATCATCCATACGCTGCAGGGGATCTTGGAAGCCCCAGTTGCTCCGGTCTCGGAACAGAACCTCCATTTGGGGGAACCGTTGACGATAGCGGAGCACACCGATCTGAGGTATTTCATACACCTCGGAAAGGTGGAGGCAGTTACGGCCCTTTGGAACTTGAACACTTTAGAAGTGTTTCGAGACTCCTTTGGTCCGAACTCTTTAGTGTTGACTCTTTTAGAGTCGACCCTAGACGAGTTGTGCCTCGACATGGTCCTGGAGCCACTGCTGAACGACTTTCTGCAAACAGAAGGTTCGGTCAGCAAAGATGGCACCAGAGGTTGGATCACTGGTTCTCAGCTTCTGACTTTCTGCTCCCTAATGCAGGGTGGCAGTCTGATCTCGCTGAAATCCAGTTAGTCTCCCCGGAACATGAACAGCCTGTGAGGGTTGTTGCAGTTCCTAAAACGCTGAAAGGCCCCAGAATCATTGCTATCGAGCCTGCATGCATGCAATACACGCAGCAGGCCGTGATGGAGATTCTGGTAGATCGGTTGGAAAAGTTCGACCTGACGAAAGGAAGGTTGAACTTTACGGATCAAACCGTAAACCAACAGATGGCACTGAAGTCTTCAGTCACGGGTCGCTTTGCGACTCTTGATTTGAAGGATGCTTCAGACCGCGTTTCAGCCCGCTTGGTTGGCGAAATGTTAGCATCGCAAAGTCACTTTCGTGACCTTGTCTTTGCCACACGTAGCCTCAGAGCGGACGTGCCTGGTCATGGGATTCATCCCATTTCCCGGTTCGCGTCTATGGGGTCCGCTTTGTGTTTCCCAATCGAAGCGATGGTGTTTTACACCATCATCGCATCGGCAATCCACAGAGCGGAACAACTCCCGTTGACCCGTAAGAGCCTGTTAAGAGCTCTATCGGGCGTGCGTGTCTATGGAGACGATATCATTGTCCCCGTAGAATATGTGCCAGTCGTGAAAAGTGAGCTCGAATGGTTTAACCTTCGAGTAAACACCAACAAGTCTTTCGATTCTGGTAAGTTTCGAGAGTCTTGCGGGTTGGATGCTTTCGACGGCGTTCCGGTTACACCGGTTTACGCACGTCGTCTGCTTCCTCAATCACGCCGTGACACCGAAGGGCTCGTAAGCGCAGTCAGTCTAGCTAACCAACTTTACAAAGCTGGTTACTGGAAGGCCTGTACTTACGTGCGATCCGTTGTTGCACGCTTAGCAGACGTGCCACACGTATCGGAAAACTCTTCCGTTCTTGGTTGGCATTCATACAGAACTCTGTATGAAGTCCAGTCTTGGGATCCTCACTTGCACCGTTGGCTCGTAAGAGGCAACGTTGTGAGTGCCAAGACCAGGAATGACCCCATAGAAGGGTATCCTGCCTTGATGAAGTTCTTCCTCAAACGTGGGCGAGAGCCCTACTTTGATGCGAAGCACTTGGAACGTTACGGACGTCCCTTAGTCGTCTACACCAAACTAAGGTGGGTGCCCCCGTACTAACGTACGGAGGGCAAGGTTAGGTAGAGCTAGGGTGTG